TAGTGATACTGGATCTCCGCCTGCAGGTAGAACACGCGCAGCGGCCGGGGCGGCGTGAAGCCGAGGAAGGGCACGCCCGCCGCCATGTGGACGAGCCAGGAGATCAGGAAATCGCTCTTGCCGACCTTCGGCGCGCCGCCCAGCACCAGCAGCCCGCCCGGCGTCAGGACGCGCGGCGCGATGATGTCATCGGGCATCGGGCTGCGATCATCAAGCAGCGCGCCAAGGCTGAAGGTCGGCAGCGGGCTCGCGGGGGCGTTAGGGCGGGCCGCACGAATGAGCGGTGGGCCGTTGCGCTTTACATGCAGAGCCCAGAGCCGTTCGGCCTCGGCCTGCAGCCGATCGAGCGGCCATTCGGGGCGCAGCATGGCGGCATTGTAGCCGCAGATCGCCTCCCAGCCTTCGGCAGGATCAATTCGGCCGTCGTGCACCAGGCGGATGTAATGGCCGATGGCGGCGCTCGCCCCCTGAAACCGCGACCAGTCATCCACTGCGCCCTCTCGCACCCGGGTGGTTAGGACGGCATCGACACCGGGCTTAGTGAGGGACGGCGGCGTGCTGGCCATGCCCACGCCGTGCAAAGGCGGCATGTCTCCCACCCGTTCCGCGAAGTCCGCCAGATCGACTTCGATCTGATGGTGGTCGCGGATTTGCACCAGCCGCTGATGGCCGTGCTTATGATAAACTGTCCCCGCGACACGGATCGGCTGGTGCGCCGAGCGGAAATGGGTGTCGCCGCCGACCTTAATCGCGATATCGCCGCGCAGGCGGCACAAGGTGGCCAGTTCCTCAACTTCGGCGGGTTCGGTCAGTTTCCACCAGACATGCAGCTTGGCCGCGCCCTCCGGCGTGCGGCCGCCGCTTTCGACGATCAGCGTGGGCGTGCCGAGGTGGCTGACGATGTGATCCAGCTTGGCCGGAATGTCGCCCGCGTCGAGATCGACGACCAATGCCTGCATCTGCAGCACATCTGCAGCGCGGGCCTGACCCTGTTCGGCCACCGTGCCAGGGATGACATAGACCGCAGCGCCTCCACGGTTGGCCCATGCCGCGAAGGTCGCCAGCTTTTCACGGGCGGTCGTATCTGCCGATATCCAGATGTTGTGCGGCTTGCCGTCCCGGCCCTGACCCTTGTCGACAAAGCCCCGCAGCGGGATCAGCCCCTCGCACCAGCTGAACACGGTGTCGAGAAAGGTGGAAATCTGATCGGGGTCGGGATCGCAGCCGAACGGGTTCTCGGCTGGAGGACCGTCGTTGAAATCCATCCACGGATTGAAGTGCAGGATGCTGTCATCGCTCACCGATCCAGCCTCCAGCAGCGTTCGGCCCAAGGGCAGAAGCGGCATTCGAAGAAATCGGCGCTGGCGGCGATGCGCGGCAGCAACTCGCCCGCATCGGTCGCCTGCAGAATCCGCACCCCGCGATCCGACATCCGCTGCGCAAGATCGGCATCGAAGGGCACCAGTTCGTGGTGCATCTCGGCCGTGTCCTTGTTGATCGCGGTGAACACGGCCGGCGCAGCGCTGATGCCGGGCACGCTGGCTTCCATGTAGGCCTGATAGACGGCAATTTGCGCGGCATAGACCGGCTTCGACTTCGTCACGCCATCCTTGACGCAGGCGCGCCAGTTCTTGGCGTTCATGGTCTTGCATTCCCAGAGCGCGGGAACGGCGAGGCCGAAGCCTTCAGGCCCGGCGGCGATGATGCCATCGACATGGCCCCGGATGCGCCCACCCGCGACGGAAAAGCCGAACTGGCCGCCATCCGGGCGGTTGCCCTTCCGGGTGTAAAGGTCGAAGCCCGCGCCGCGCAGCCAGGCGACGGCCAGATCCTCAAGCGCGTGGCCGATGGCAAAGATGCGCAGCGACTGGCCGCTGAAGTCCTGGCCCGCGTCCTTCGGCGTGGCCGTGAATTCGAACTGCAAGGCGCGTTCGCAGGGGTGCCCAAGGCGTGATCCGCCGAGATAGTCGCGGGGCGTGCGCGCCGCCTGATCGGCGGTCAGGGCCTGGTCGACAGCGGCATTGACCTGGTCGGCGAAGCTGGGGCGGCGGTTATAGTCCAGCATGTTGGCCCCCCTCATAGCTGCGGTGAGCGAGCCCGTGGCAAGTTGAGCAGAGCCATTCGACAGAAAGCGGCTTCGAATAGTCGTGGTGGTGGGCTTCAAGATCGGTCACGCAGCCGCAGCGCTGACACCAGACCGCAACGACGATGCGGCACGCCTTGACCGCACTCCTGACAATGCTGTGGGCATGGTTTTTTTCTGCATGGCGAAGGCGATAGCGACGCTGCGCCTCCTGGTGTTTTTCGGGATCCCTGAAGTTCTGCGCATAGGCGCGCTGGTATTCGCGGCGGCAATCGCGGCACCAGCTTTGCCGACCATCCGGGCTGAGTTGGCGGCGACCGAACTCACAGGCGTTCTTCTCGACGCCGCATTTCGTGCAGAGCTTGATCAAAACGGCACCTCCGGTGTCTGGGCCCGGGCGATGTCGGACATGGCCTCGCGGAACCCTTCGACCGCTTCCTCGATCAGGGCACGCACCTGCGCCTCGGTCAGACCGGCCAGCGGGGTGGCCCAGCCGATCTCGTCCATCAGCAGCGCCACGCGTTTCATTGTGGCGGCGATGGCGGCGCGTTCTTCATCGGTCATGTCAACCATGGCCGAATGCTCCCGCGCCAAACGTGTCCAGTAGCCTTGGCAAGGCATCGAGCAGAACCAGACCGATGGGCGGGGCCGCTTCGAACGGCGCGGATCGAACCAGCCAAAACCACGGCTGGGTTGCCGGCAGACAGCACAGAGCGTCCCACGCGGATGCCAGAGCCGCCGCCGGTCCTCGGCCGTGATGGGGGTGGAGGTCATGGATCATGCCGCCCTCCGTTCGGGGCTGGCCGCGCTGTCGATCAGCTGGCGGATGGCGCGCTTGTTGAAGCCGAAGGTCATCAGCGCCGAGGCGCGATAGCGGGTCAGGCCGAAGTCATGGCGGCACTCGGGCGGCAGGTATTGCAGCTGCTTTTCGGTCGGCGGCTGGCGCAGCCAGGAGCGGGTCTTGAAGGCGCTCTCGTCGGTCTCGTGGGTGTTCAGCCAGTCGTCGGCCTGCGCGAGGCAGACGGTCCGCTCGCCCACGCCCAGCAGATGCGGGCGCTCGCCCTTCGCCCCGCCGATGGCGTACCAGACCCCGTCCAGCCAGAAGATGCCGCCCCAGGCCGTGAAGCCCGTGGCCATCATCGCATCGTCGGTGCCGAAGAGGTCGACCCAGGCGAAGCTGGACCGCTTCAGCAGGTCGATCTCGGTCATGATGAAGCCCGACAGCGGGGCCGTGCCGCCGCCTTCACCGGCATCGTCATCTTCCCGCAGAAACACCTCGCCGCAGAGCGGGCATTCGGTTGCAGCCAGTGGAATTTCAGCGCCGCAGCCGGGGCAGGATTTCGTCGGGGCCTCTCCAGCCTCGGTCTTGCCGTCCAGATCGACATCCTGTTCCAAGGTGCCGTGGATCAGGCTCGATGTTCCAAAGTCCAGCACGACGCAGTCGGTTTTCACGATTCCGGGGTGTTCTTCCGGATCCACGATGCGCAGGCCGCGCCCGACCATCTGGATCATGGTGGACTTGTAGGAACTGGGCCGCAGCAGCACGACGCAGGAGGTGGGCGGATGATCCCAGCCTTCGGTCAGCACCGCCACATTGACGATCACGCGGATGCTGTCCGCCGCATAGTCGGCAAGGATGGCCTTGCGGGTGTCGGACGCCAGATCACCATGGATCAGCGCAGCCGTGATCCCCGCCGCGCGGAAGGCTTCGGTGACGTGTTCGGCGTGGGCGACGGTGGAACAGAAGATGACGGTTTGCCGGTCGCCCGCCTTTTCCTTCCAGTGGCGGATCACCTCATCGGTGACGGGGGCGCGGTCCATGATGCCCGCGACTTCGGCCATGTCGAAATCCGACAGGGTCTTGCGGACGGACCGCAGCTCGTCCTGCACGCCCACATCGATGACAAAGGTGCGCGGCGGCACCAGGTGGCCCGAGGCGATCAGTTCGCCCAGACGCACCTGGTCGGCGACATTGTCGAATACCTCGCGCAGGCCTTTCCTGTCGCCCCGGTTCGGCGTCGCGGTGACCCCGAAGATGCGGGCATCGGGATTGGCGTCGCGCACCCGGTCGATGATGCGGCGGTAGCTGTCGGCAACCGCGTGGTGCGCTTCGTCGATCACCAGCAGGTCAAGGCGCGGCATGTCGGTAAGGTTCGAGGTCCGGGCCAGCGTCGGCACCATGGCGAAGGCGACCTGGCCGCCCCATGACTTTTCGGTTGCGTCGATAACCGAGGTGGCGACGCCCGGCACGACGCGCTGGAACTTGGCCCGGTTCTGGGCGGTCAGCTCGTCGCGATGGGCCAGCACGCAGGCTTTGGCACCGTCGCCGATCATTTCGCCGGTGACCGCCGACAGCATGATGGTCTTGCCCGCACCGGTCGGTGCCACGCCCAGCGTGTTGCCGCGGGAGGCGAGCGCAGCCACACTGCGCTCGACGAAAGTTTTCTGGCGGGGGCGCAGTCGCATGGCCGATCCCCCCTTACTGGGCCCAGCTCGGCCGACCGGCATTGCCGGGGGCAGAGGCGGGCTGGCTGGGACGGGCGGCGGCAGTTTGCTGCGGGGCATAGCCTGGCGGGGCGGTGGTGCCGATCGGCAAGGCAGCCGTCCCCATCAGGGCGGCATAGTCACGATGGTCCGGCGTGACAGCGCCCCGCACCTCGTTCTTGTCGTCGCCATTGGTGTCCTGGCCGATGTCGATGCGGGCCACGAATTCCAGCCCGTCCAGATCGCCGAACCCGTTGATGCGGCGGCGGGCCTGCGCTTCCGGCGAGTTGTCCTTGTCGGAAATCCCGCGCGCCGAGTTCAGGATGCCGCGGATCAGGCTGCGGCCCATGTTGGCCCAATCCGGACCCTTCGGGCTGTAAAGGCCGATCAGCGACCAGATCTTGCGGCGCGCATAGGGTCCGTCGACCACCGTGTATTCGGCGTCGAGATAGACCGCACCGGTTGCGGCGCGCTTGGCGAAACCACCGGTCCAGCCCTGCGACGGGTCATCGAAACCGCCGGGGCGGATGGTCAGCCGCACCTTGGCAAGCGTCCCCTTCGGGATGACGTTGGAGTTGGATTGGGCGGAGTTGAAGTCGTTCCAGATGCCGGACATGGCATGGATCCTTTCAGTTCGAGTTGGTGGAAGGGGTGATTTCTGCCTGCGATGCGGCAGGGTCGGCCGAAGCGACGGCCGGATAACTCAGACGTTCCGATGCCGGGCGGATCGGGCTCT